CCTCGCTTGGGCAGTTTTCAGCCCCCGCTCCATATCCTTGGTGTCCGCACCCACGCGGACCTGAAATGATTTTGTTATCATTTTATCTTCAGCTCCTTCTTAATCTCTTTAAGCTCTTTCTTTACCTCCTTTTTCGTCCATACCTTTGGCGGGAACATTTCCGGCAATAGGTCAGAGATTTCAATAGGCCTCCCGCTTATAAAGCTCACTATCTGCGAGGCGAGCCAGCCGGTCCGGAACCATTCCTTCCTCTCTCTCTTCTTCTCCTTCTCCTCGTAGGCTTCGATTCTCTCTATTAGTTCCGTGGCAGTTAGGCCCTCGAATTCCTCATGGTCTTTTACGCCGATTTCGAAGGCGGTTTTTCGTGCTTTTTCGAGGGGGTCGTCTCGCTTACCTTTTTTTTTACGGGTGGCGCTCCCGAATGCGCCGCCATGGCCTCTGAGATGATGTCGACGATGTCTTGCTGCGAGTACTCAACGCCGATCTTCTCCTCCAATAACTGCTCGACCTGCTCAACTGTCAGATTCTTGTCTTCCCACATCAGCCCTGCCCAGGCGAGGAAAATGAATTCGTCGGTGGCGAACTCCATGATTTCCTCAAGCTCTCTGTCTTTGAATTTCTCGTTTACCAGCTTGGTCGCCTTGAAGCCGAACTTGAGCTTCCGGGGCCTGTCAAGATTAAGGATATAGTCCTTCATCATGGTAGCCTGACAATGCCGATCGTTACAGAAGTGACGGCGGAATAGGTGATCTGGACCTTGTTGGCGGCGTCATCGAATCTGTCTTTCGGGAATGGGCCGATGAACTTCTCGCCTGTGGTGGCTGGGATCGAGACTATAGCGTCATGGTCGACTCCCTGGTTGCAGTTAACCTGGGAGTTGATTGTCACATCTATAGCCGCGCCACCCCCGTTTTTGATGTGGATGAAGTCGCGGCCGCTGTTCACGAATTCGTCTCCGCCGGCCTCCGCTGCGACCAATGTCGGGGTTATGCCAGTCAGCACGACTACTTGCGGTGTTAATGTGCTCATTTTACTTTACCTCCTATTTTTTTGTTAAAACGTCTTAGAACGTCTTAGAACGTCTTAGACTGCTGTCTTTGTGAGCGCACCCGTGCCCTTGAGCGTGAACGAAGTGACTCCGGCATCACCCTTGGCGCCCGCCATCGACAGCGATTCGACTGTGGCCTCGCCCATGTAATTGAAACCAACCGTACGGAATTGATACTGCTTCTGCAGGCTGCCGTCAAATGCGGCTTCGACCGCCAGCCATCCGGCGTTGTCTTCGATAAGGAATGCGCCGAAGGATATACCCCAGTTTCTATCACCGGGAAGATGCTCCTCGTTGCCTGCGCTATCCTTGTCTGTGACATCGATCACTGCGGAACCTCGATCGAAAGTGGCCTCGCGCTGGCCGCCGACTTTCGTCCATACTGGCGACCCCACTGTTCCCGTGTTTATATACACGAAAACGGCCGCGCCTTTGATCTTGGCCAGCCCGAACGCTAACAGCAAAAGACTCAGTAGAATTAGAATGTCCATCGTTTTACCTCCTTATAAGATTTCCTCGGGCAATTGTCTCACCCTGAAGATGTATTTTAATTCGGCCCGAAAAAGCGCCTTGTGCTGGAACGAATGCTTGACCGCATAGAGCCAGAACCGCTTATTCCCGGCCTCTATCTCCTCGTAGCCGCAACGTATCATGTGATCGAGCGCATCTTGTAGCTCTTCCCGGGTCCTGCTAAAAATCAGAACGGAGAAGCTGTAATTCTTCTCGCTCGCTTCCTTGCTCACCACTTTGGGTGCCCTCGCCCTGAAGTCGGGGCAGAGGATCCAGCACGTCAGCTCCTTCTTCGGCTTTTTCGCCGGCTCTTTCTCCCAAACGGGAAAGCCTGTAACTCTTTTAGTTATCGTCTTCCCGATGGGTGTGCCTGGTTTGAATATACTCATAGTTGCACCTCCTCGATGAGATAACGTAGCTTCAAAATTCCATGTCTAGTTATCCCGTCGATGTCGATTATAAGATCGTATGAGTCGAAAATGTCGTCCCCGTCCAACACCGCCCGGAAGTCCGGACTCAGATCGAGCAGGCTCAAAGTCAGGGCCTGCAGCACGTCGTCAGCCATTACATCAGCCTCTTTTCTTCCACCGTATTGAGACCAGATGTGAATCGTAGAGTAGACCTCCTGTCCGGGCTCGGACTTGGCGGACCAATCCCGCGCCGTGATCTCTCCCATGACGAGGTAAGGAAACGATTCCTGTTTGGGTATGTCGTCGAATACCTTGTACGAGGTCTGCGCCTCTATCCTTCCAACCTGGGCTTTGTGCAGAACGAGCGTCGGGCTTTTCATTTGAGAATCTCCCTTATCCTTTTCCAGAACTTGTCCTTCACGGCCAGCCATGCAGGGAAAAGGAATGGTGTTGCTTTCAAGCCCCTCTTTGCTATGGCCTTACAGATCGGCCATGCGGAGTCGAAGCCATGCCTCTTGGCCCAGCCTTCGAGTGCGTCTGGTGGTGGAAAATGTGGCCTAGTCCCGAATTCTCTGTACGGACCATAAGGAGCTGTAGGTCCTATTTCGGAAACCATACCGCCTTCCGTACGGTCAACTAATATAGAATTCGCGAGATTACCTAGATCCCATGCTCTTTGCTCTCTCAGCCTTTCTTTGGCTTCACGCTGGACGTCGATCCCGGAAGCATACACCTCGCCTTTCACCTTCCGTTTTTTATCTTCGCTCATTTTCTGCAGGGCCCGGGCTATCTCCTTCTCGCCCGTGACATCCACCTTGATTTTCATTTACCTTCCCTGCACAGGATTTCGAAGAATTCTCGCCGCTCCTTCAAATCGATGATCGACTCAATCTCCAGCACCCGGTTCCTATGCTTGATCCTCATCTTCACTGTGATATCCGTCCTGTATCTTGTCTTCACTCTGTGCGTGATCTCTGCCTTGATCTGGTGAGAGTAGAAGTACTCTCGCCCCGAGAGCGGCTCTACGCTCGCCCAGACCGTGACCACATCCTGCCACTTCACCTCGTGGCCCTTGTACCCATCAGGCGTCTTCACGGGCTTCTGGAAGGTGATCCTATGCCTCATGTCGCCTATTTTCATTAGTTTATATTCACTAAACTGATTTGGAGGAGCTTATATCCTGAGTGACCGAACCTTTCTTTTATTATTGAGTTCGTTGTTCTGATGATATCTTTCCACGTTTCATCAGTATTAACTATAAAATCAAAATTAAACTTGTAGGAAGCGCCCTCATGTGTGACCTCTATGTTTACGGTAACTTGCCAATTTTCTTTAAAATGATATTCCATGGTCATAGTGTCCAGATTTTAAAAGGGGCAAGAAGGATCCTCGCTTCTTCGAGCGCATGTACCCGGGCTTTTACGGCTCCTTCGCCTCCCCTGTTTTCATACATATGTGCTATCAACACAAAAAGCGCCTGCTTCAGCGCCTCTGGAACGTCCGTCGCGGCGTCTCCATACCCACCCTTGAACTCGATTATAAATGAGGCAAAGCCTCTGTGGTCTGGCCATGTGCAGCCATCCCGGAGTTTCACCCGGCCAGGCGAATTCTCGGAAAGGTCGATACTATAGCTTGCCTTATTTACGAGCCAGTACTTCTCCACTTTATCTGCTTGGGCGGCTGTATGAATATAAGTCAAGTTCGTTGTCAGAGTCAGAGAGACACCATCCTGAATGCTCAGAATGATTTTTTCCTCTTCTCTATCCCCATCCCTATTTATCAGGACTGAGTCTCCAGCAGCAAGCCCCGTTGTTGACGCCACTTTTAGAACCGGCTGATCTTTGTCCACCGTCTCATCGACCGTGGTCTCCGTAGAGCTAATCGTTTTGATGGATTCTATGCCCTGGAGCGGAGGCTTCGGGATCTCTATCTCGGCCAGCGCGGAATCCAGGTACATCTGCCAGGTCTGCATTATGAATACCCGCTTGGTCTCTTGCTCTGCCAGCTGCCGGGCCGTTGTGATCAGCGCGGAGATCAGCACGTTGTCCTCGGCCGAGTCGACCCTCAGGTGCAGTTTGGCCTCGTCCAGGGTAATCGGCTCAACCGTGGGTGCAGTCTTCAGCTTTAATCTCAAAACATTCTCCTCTGCCTAACCCTAGGAGCTTGATGAATCAAGCCCACAAAAAAGGGGAAGGCTACTTTTTATCTTTTTTTTCCGGTTCGGGCGGCTCTAAGACCTTTGTCTCATCAGGCTCTTCGGCTTTGGGCTCTTCGATCTCCTCCTTGACCTTTGGAGGTTTCACAGCAGCAGCCAAACCCCCTTTGATCCAAGGTTTCGCAAGTACATCCGGCATGTCATAGGTCTTGCCCTTCTTGTAATCAATAACATTGATCCCATCCGGGCTGCCCTTTCTGTCCTCTTTCATTCTTACTTTCATGAATTTCTCCTTTAATAAAATAGGGACAGGGGAAACATACGGATGTCTCCCCTTCCCTTTTGTGTCAATTACTACCGGCAATTATCAGCCTTTAAACTGCAGGTGCGTGGCGCGGGATTCCTTTAACTACTGCGGCGGCAAAAATGCCTCCAGTTGAAGGCGAACCTACAACGGTTTTGAGGTCAACTCGAAGATAACGCTTGGTACCGTGGTATCCGAACTCTTTGATCTCGTCATCATCAGCAGCAAGAAAAGTCGGCTCTGAGCCGTTGAGATCTGTATCGGGAACCGCGGCACCGTCGGAAAGGGCGGAGTCGTCGCCGTGTGTCAGCTCGAACTCATAACTTGTACCGTCCGTGATGGTGCCGGAGAATATCTGGATCAGCGCTCCCTCAAAACCAGCCAGGTCGATGATCGCGTCGCCGTCAGCGGCTTGTGTTAGGGCTTGGAGGTACAGAGAAATTACCGTTAAAAGATTATTTTTTAGATCTCTCATTTTGTCATCTCTCCTTATGTTGTGACCAGGATTTTGAGAATCTTGATCGCTTCAGCTTGAACAACTTGACCGCCAACTCGTTTTCGTACTGTGAATTCAACTGCTCCCTGCATCTTTTTGCTGTAAGGATCCCGGAGAATGCTGATCTGCAGCCGGTCGCTGATGGTGTATCCGATCCGGAAATTACCGAAAGCTACGGCATAGGCATTGTCTGCCACGGCCGGCATATCGGGGCATTCGAGAATCGGACGTCCCAGGATCGTCTGCGGCATTTTGGTAACCAAGCTCGGCATCCAGATATAGTGATTGGCAGCATCCTTGAACAGTACGACTTTCTGAACTGTCGCCCGCCTCATGAGCCAGGTCGCATTGGCCACGTAAGGCTCTTTGAGCGCGTAATAGAGATTCAGAATGTCTGTCACGCTAAGATCGCCCATCGTATCGCCGTCGATTAGGGCGGCGATAACTGCTGCATTCGAGAGAAATCCCTCGGCCTTATTGACTGCATTTCCGCTCACAAAATCCGCCCCTTCTGCTACGCCGAATTGTTCGCCCGCTTCCATAGCAATTTCAGCTTCCAGATTGAAGTCCGAGTCCTCGAGCTCCTGGTTGGATATGATCACATCTGCATAGAGTTCGTGGTTCGGGATTTTCTCCATCCCGTAGGTCTGGCCAGTTGTTTCGGTTTTGGTTTCTGTCTCGCCCACATGCCGGGCTGCGAAGGTGCCCGTTCTTTTTCTCACCCAGATTTCAACATTACTTGTCGGCCGGACCCTTGCGATCGACCGGATATTGGAGAATTCAATGAGGGTTTTTAGCAGCTCGTTGGAGATCTCCGGCGAAGCGAGATATCCCGCACCTGTGTCGTCTGAGATCCTTAGAACTTTCACTTCTTCCGGACCAACGATGCCTTTACGCATCCACTGATCCAGCGCTTTGGACTCGGCGGACTTCTCAGTATCCCCTTCAGCTTTAGGAACTTCAACCGGGAGCCGGTTCATTTTGGTCTCGATCTCATCAAGCCGGGCGTCGGCCTTTTTCTTGAATTCTAAAAACTCTGTTTCTGTAGTCCCGCCCTTTTTCAGCTCATCGAATTTATCCGCGATCGCCTTGTTGATCTCCTCGATCTTCGTCTTTGTCTCCTCTTTGATCTCCATTCCGATAGCTGTTTTGACTTCTTCGATTAGTTCTTCTTTTTCCTTTTTTTCTAGTCCCATGATTTATTCCTTTTTTTTGGATTTCGGGATGGCAATTCTATCAAGATAGAGGTGCGGTTGCGGCGTCTTATCTTGCCGGAGACTCCCGATGGACCCGGGTATTAGTGAGCTCTTCTCTCCACTCTGGGTGCCTTCCGGCGGCGCATTTGCTTCGAGAAGTGCTAATAACGCCTTGATGGCGTCGTTTGCTAATTTCAAATTGGCCGTTGGCATCACGGTCCCCTTATTCTCATCTTCAAGAAATTCGATTTCCTTCTTGAGCGTTTCTGTAGCTTCTTCAAGAAATTCGATCGCCCCTTCCAATGATTTTGAGGCTGCCTCGAATGTATCGTATGTGATGTTATTATCCTTCAGCCAT